TTGTCACCGCAAAAGTGGCAAGCCCAGTGGCAGCAGCAACCGACCAATGACGAGGGCGCGATTCTCAAACGTGAGTGGTGGCAGGTCTGGCAAAAGGAAGAACCGCCGATCGTGGACTACATTATTCAGTCCTACGACACTGCCTACAGTAAAAAGGAGACGGCTGACTATTCGGTGATCACGACCTGGGGCGTGTTCCATCCGACGGAAGACTCGGGCCCCAATCTGATCTTGCTCGACGTCAAGCGTGGCAGGTGGGACTTTCCTGAACTCAAGCGAATTGCCAAGGGCGAGTATGACCATTGGAAACCAGACAATGTGCTGATTGAGGCCAAGGCGACGGGCGTAACCTTGCAACAGGAACTGCGGAAGATGGGAATCCCTGTCACCATGTACACGCCTGGTGGACGACGGGCCGGCACTGACAAGATCAGCCGTGCCAACTCTGTTGCTCCAATCTTGGAGGCCGGCATGGTATGGGCCCCGGACCGTGAATGGGCAGAAGCCTTGGTTGAAGAGTGCGCCGCGTTCCCTAACGGGGACAACGACGACATGGTTGACTCAACGACACAGGCGCTCATGCGTTTTCGCTCTGGCAACTTCATTTCCTTGCACACGGATGACAAGGAAGAGGACGAAGCGTCAGACCTTGTGCCAGAATACTATTAGGGCATAAAATGCCTTGACACCACCTTTTTGTTAGGGCGAACTATGGATGGACAATATTTACCTGATGATGAGATAGACATCGATAGTCTTGCGTCGTCCGAGCCCCCTGAATATGTACCTCAGATGTTTTCTGAAGGCGGCGAGGTAGAAGAGGAAGATATTGATCACTACGCCAAAGGTGGAGAAGCCTCTCTTGACCAGTCGGTTGAGACGATGAACAAATACTTGTTGGCCGACGAGGCCGACACGATGCCCACGGCTTACGCGACAACGCCCTATGGAGCCGCACAGCCGACAGCGCCTGAGATGAGCACGAAGACTGCCAAGCTAATGCTCAAGCAGTTATCGACAAAGAGCGGTGGTGGCAAATCTAAGCGTTCCAAAGAAATGAGTTTGGAGACGGGAGACTTGTCTCCTGCCATTCCTGAGCTTGGCGCGCCGCAAACGGAACAAGAAAAGCTCACTCAGATTGCAAGCGCAAGAGCGCAATATGATGCTTTGGAAAAGGCCTATAAGTTAAAGGCACAGGCCGCGCAAAGAGCGGGCAAGGGCCTGATGAAGCCGACCTTTAATACGGTGATGTTTGACCAGCCTACCTTGGAAAAGTCTGGCCCCTTAATGGCAAGAACCTTTGGCAAAGGCGGCGAAGCGGACAAGGAAGACTTGCCCGGCTTGTATGGCGTTTCTGACTATGCGCGCGAAGAATCGGCGAACATGTTCCCTGAGGAAAAAGGTCAGTGGGACAGGCAAGACGCTGCAAGACACATGATGGCCGCAGCCACTTTGGCGCGCAAGTACGGCCCACGGGCCGCTGAACTTGCTGGGCAGGCGCATGAATTTAAGTCCGCCCCCATTCAGTTTATTGGCTCGAAGATGGGCATGATGAAAGAGTCGCCGGACTATGCACAAGACATCCACAATAACCGCTTAGGTATTGAGCTTGCGTCTAAGTCCAAGAGCCAAGAAGAACTACGTGCCCTTGTGCGTCAGATGGCACTTCAGGCCCAGCAAGGGCAAACACCTGGCAAAGCCTCTATTGGTAGGCCCGCCGGCACACCCGACACGGTAGGCAGGTATGGTTCGCAAGGCCCTGTCAAACGCGCGGATGGAAGCCCACCCAGCGGAGAACGGCTCACGCCACAACAGATTGAACAATTGGCCGCCGACCAGGCCGCGCTTAATCAGTACTATGCCCCTAAGGCACGACCAAGCACTGGCATGAATCGCCAAAAGGGCCCGATCAGTAAGCAGCTGGACACAGGCGAAGCCTACATAAACATGGCCAAGGGCGTGACCGAGTTGCCATACGACCTGTTAGGTGCTCCTCGGGACATCTCCAACATGATCATGACGCCCTTTGGTTACGGCGTAAAGAACCCTGTCATGGGAAGTGACTGGATCAAGGAGCAGATGACGCGGGCCAACGTGCGACCAGAACCTCCTGCCGATCCAACGTCCAAGGGCTTCTACACTGCGGGCGAACTCTTGTCTAACTTGACAAACCCTGCCGGCGTCTCGCGCAAGGTAGGCCCTGTTGTTGAAAAAGGTGTCAAGGCCGTTGGCAAGGAAGCTGCTCGCCAAGTCGAGCGCGGCATGTTCAATGAAGGCCCATTGCGCGGCATCACCCCGCAGCCTATGTACATCTCTCGCCCACCAGGTGGATACTTTCCAACCTCTCGTGGGATGGGTGAAAAAACTGCTGAGGAAATAAACAACACAAAACTTTCTGACTTGCCGGAAAACTTTGTGTCGTGGCTTAATACAGACGACAAACAGAAGGCATCATTCCTTGGCCTTGGCCCAAAGAAAGAATCCCTTGGAGACAAGTACAACAGATGGAAGGCTGAAACAGGAAACAAGGACTATACGTTTGGCATCCTGTCCGGCATAGATAAGTCTTTCCAACCTGTTTTGAAGAAGATCACGGAAATGGAGCCTGGAGAAAAACGCGATGCCTTGTTTCAGATGTTTAATCAGAAGGCAAAGGATTTCTACAGCAAACAAGCAGGCAGTGTCCAAGACCCACTACGGGCGGACATCCTGGGCGGTAACATTAAATTTGACATGGACTCAAAGATGGGGGATGTTTTTCCCCAGGTCTTGGTCAAACAGGCGGCACAAGGGAATCTACAGGCCTTGCGTTTGTTAGAGAAAAATTATGATGACATGCTGGGCATAAAAGCTGTTGTGCCATATAGGAGAGTTCCATCTAGACCAGATGACATACCTCCTCAAAACACACTCAAAAGACAAATAATTGAAAGTGTCAGAGACAACCTTGACAGCATTCCGGACAGCCAGTTGCTTGCTTACGCAGGTAAAAAACCACTGCCCGGCCCTGATGGCGTGGCAAAAGCGGCAAAAGAGGTAAGACTAAGACTCAAAGAAAATCCTAATCTTTTTTCCACGGTATTAGAGCCTAATATTGAACGTACTGTGTTTGCAAAGGAGAGCCGGTATTCCGATTTAGATTTGGCAAAACACCCAAACCTGTATGGAACCACTGCAACAGAGGCAATGATTAATCCGCAGGGCCCTGCATTTACCAAGGATCAGTTTGATGCGATGGACGCTCTTCCTTCGGGGTATTTTTTACCTGAGTTGGAAACAGCAATAAATAAAAGTCAGCCAATATTAGACGCACAAGAGTATGGTAATTTAAGGCTCCTTGGTCTTAACGCTGATAAACTTTTACAAGAAGCAAATAGGCTTTCAGCTAAAGACTTAAACAGCATGGGGTTTACTGACTTTTTAAAGAAGGCGTATAAATCTTCTGAAGAAGTCGCACAAATAGAAAAAGACCTTAAAAGAGTTAAACCGCTATTGCAACAGGGTAAACCTCCACCTGCAAATGTCATGCTCTTTGGGGTCAAAGATTTCCTGCCCACCGTCAACGACATGAGATGGGTTAAAGTCACCAACCCTGATGGCGTCAAATCAATTGCAGCGGGCATGAACAATTCTGTAGGAAGCTATGCAACCAGTGAGACCTACGGCGCATTAGGCCGTGGTCGTCGTGCCTTGGACAAGGGTGAGATAGAGGTTTACTCTTTGTACGACAAAAATCACACCCCTCATGTCACAGTTGAGTATGGAACTGGTAAATCAAGTGTTCCTGAGAAGCAAAGAAGCCAAATTCTTCAACTAACAGGCAATGGCCCATTAACTGCAAATGAGGCATCTAATAATTATGCGGAGCAGATAGCGGCGTTAGTAAATGCCTTGCCTATAAAAGACGTTACTGCGCTTCCCGCAAGCACGCAAAAAATTCTTAAAAATAATTTTTTTGAGTTTAAGGACAATAGGGTTGTTAGGAATGAAGAGGAATTTACCAAGAACCAAGAGATTAGAAAAGAATTAGGGCTGGCCAAAGGCGGCTTAGTGGATAAGAATACAGCCTTCATCAAGGCGCACACGTAACAAGGAACCTTCATGCCCATAGACAAAGCAGTAAATCAAGCCCCTCAGTTGGACATCGTCCTCGACAATGAGGACGAGATGCCCGACATCGAGATCGTGTTGGAAGAAGACGGCAGTGCCGTGGTCAACATGACCGAGGACGATGCCAACGAAGTTGACTTCTACGCCAACCTTGCCGAGGTCATTGATGAGGACGACTTGAGCGATATTGCCATGGATGTCGGCGCAATGTTCGAGGCTGACAAGTCGTCCCGCTCGGACTGGGAGCAGATGTACTCCAAGGGCATGGACTTGCTTGGCCTAAAGCTTGAAGAGCGTACCAAGCCTTTCAGGGGCGCGTCGGGCGCGACCCATCCAATGTTGACAGAGGCCATTGTGCAGTTCCAGGCACAGGCGTTTAAGGAACTGATGCCCGCTGGCGGCCCTGTTCGCACACAAATCGTCGGCCGTGAGACGGTGGAAAAGGCCCAACAGGCCTCTCGCGTGCAAGATTTCATGAACTACCAGATCACCCAGGTGATGGAAGAGTACACGCCTGAGTTTGACCAGTTGCTTTTCTACACCGGGTACGGTGGTTCGACCTTCAAGAAGGTGTACTACGACGGCCAATTAGGCCGCATGGTCTCCAAACTGTGCTTGGCCGACGATGTTTACATCCCGTACAACGGCTCAAGCGTCATGAGCCAGTGTCCACGGATCACGCACCGCATTGCAATGGACTCCAACGAGTTCAGAAAGCGCATTGTGGCCGGAGAATACCTGGATGTGGACGTGGAATCGCAGACCATGCTGCCAGATACCACTCAAATCCAGGATGCAGTGGACAAAGTTGTGGGTGTGCAGCCTACTGACGACGTCGAAGAAGTATTTTTGTTGGAAATGCAAGTGGATTTGGACATCCCTGGCTTTGAAGACAAGGACGAAAACGGCGAAGTCACCAAAATCCGCCTGCCTTACGTGGTCACCATGCTGGAAGACAGCCTGAAAGTGGTCGGTGTTCGCAGGAACTGGAGCGAAGACGACGAATTGAAGGTGCGCAAGGACTATTTTGTGCATTACGTGCTGGTCGAAGGCCTTGGCGCGTACGGCATGGGCTTTGTTCACATGGTCGGAGGCCTGTCCAAGGGCGCAACCAGTGCTTTGCGCCAGCTTCTGGACGCGGGAACGCTCTCAAACTTGCCAGCAGGCTTCAAAGCCAAGGGTGCGCGGATCGCGGACAACGACAGTCCCATCCAGCCAGGCGAATGGAGAGACATTGACGCTGGCGGCGCGGAGCTTCAAGCCTCTTTGCTGCCTCTGCCGTACAAAGAACCGAGCCAAGCCTTGTTTGCACTGCTTGGATTCCTGGTTGACGCGGGCAAACGCCTGGCCAGCACTGCGGATATGCAGGTTGGCGATGCGAATCAGAACGCCCAAGTCGGCACCACGCTTGCACTGCTCGAGCGCGGCTCGATTGTCATGTCCGCCATCCACAAACGCCTGCACTATGCGCAAGGTCTTGAGTTCAAGATGCTGGCCAAGGGCTTTGGCGCGTACATGCCGGACAACTATCCGTACGATGTACCGGGTGGCGCGCGCTCGATCAAGAAGAAGGACTTCAACAACATGGTGGCGGTGCTGCCTGTTGCTGACCCCAACATCTTTAGCTCTGCCCAACGCATCACGCTTGCCCAAACGCAGCTGCAAATGGCCCAAAGCGCGCCTCAGATGCACGACATGTACGAGGCGTACTACCGCGTGTACTCTGCACTCAATGTCAGGGACATCGACGGCATCTTGTTGCCGCAAAACACCCAGATGCCCAAGGACCCGGCCAGTGAGAACAGCGACGTGCTCAACAACATGCGCTTGAAAGCCTTTGCCGGCCAGCAGCATGACGCGCACATTGCCAGCCACTTGATGATGGGCCTGTCTCCTATCCTCCAAGCCAATGCCATGGCGGCAACCGCCTTGCAAAAGCATATCCTGGACCACGTGAGACTCAAAGCGGAGGAAGCAGTGGAGGCAGAACTGTTCCAAAACTACGGCACGGACCCAGACGGCATTGTTTCTCCGATCCAAAAGGAAGGCATGGTGGCGCTGAAGATTGCTTTGTTCATGCAAGAGGTTCGGGACATGCAAAACCAGTTGTCTGGCGAGCAGGGCGACCCACTTGTCGATCTCAAGAAGCAGGAATTGCAACAGCGTGCGGACAACGACAACAAGAAGATTGCTTTGGACCAACAGAAGCTCGCACTCGATCAACAAAAGATTGCGCAGAATGCTCAGGCACAGCAAAATCGTGTAAAGTCACAAGAGAACATTGCGCAACTTCGAGCCGGTGTCGCCCGAGAGCGCATGAACGTTACACAAAACACACCACCCGCTCAAGGAGGCCGAAATGCCGCTTAAAAAAGGCTCAAGTCGCAAAACCATCAGTTCCAATATTGGCGAACTGGTAGGCACGTATAAAGAAAAAGGAAAGATTGGAACCAGCAAGCCAAAGAACAAATCCGCAGCGGTGAAACAGGCCGTTGCGATTGCTTTGTCTACCGCTGGTAAATCCAACAGGCCTAGCAAGCCGAAGGAGGCCAAGAAGGGTGGCGCTTTCATGGTCGTAAAGAAGAAAGACGGCAACCGTCCGGTTGAGATATACTGAGACGTAAGCACTTGCCAACGG